AACATATCACCTAATGGTCCGCCGAAAGCATCGTTAAGATCATACACTTGACCATCAGATGTTGTTACTCTGTAAGAACCAGTACCAATAGAATCTTTAGCCTGGGCCTTTGGAGATCTATTAATTACATCTGCATAGTGCTGATATACAGCTTGTTTTTCTTCCTGTAATAATCTAAGTGTATTTAATTCACCGGCTAAATCTAAGTCATCTGGGTTTAAAGATGTTTTAGCCTCAAGTGCGCCTATCCTAATTTTAAGATTGTTAAGTTCATCTATTACTTTAGTACTGGCTTTTTGAACCTGAGCGAATGTCATACCAGCATCTACTGCACGATATCTATCAATCAAACGAGAAGGAGCTGCTATCTTATCTGTAATAATATGTTTTAGGCCAGGACCTAAATGTCGTAGCTGAGCATATGCTCCAACTGAACCAGCGATACGAAGTGATGAATCAACTGTGTTACGTATAGTATAACCTAAACGAAGTAACACTGCGGCCTTAAATAAATCCTGTACATAATCCAAAGTATTAAATACTTTATTTCTAGTATTTCCTAAAAGTTTAATTTTAGAGGCATTAAGTTTTAATATAAGATCTAAGGCATCAAAATCCATTAAAGGTAGATAGTTAGCAGTCTGTGATTCTAATTGTGGAATTTTAAGAATAGAACCATCTGTATCAACCATAAAGCCTTTATCCTTGATAGACTTTAAAGCTGAAGTTCTAGCACCTTTAAAATTATTATATAATTCTGTTGCAAATTCTTCGGAAACATCATCATACTTTTGAACAATCGCTCTAAAGCCAGCATTTTCAAGATTTAAAGCTGCAGTCAATCTAGATTCAGGTGTAGATGCTGCTAAATAATTGTCTAGTAATTTCTTACTCTCTACTGGAGTTAGATTAGCCCTTTTTTCTAGTCTAGAAACATTGGCAATAATCTCTCGGTATGAATCAGGATCATTAAAATCTACAAGACCTGCAGGGCGTTCTCCTTGAGCATAAGATATTTTTTGATACATTTTATGAAAAGGAGTAGGTTGATAAATTTCAACTCTAGGATTTCCTACAGTTTTATCGTAAAATTTAACAGCTCTAGATTTAGCAACAAAATCTTCTACGCCTTGCAAGCCTAATCCTGTAGTGCGAGTTAAAGACCCACCACCCTTACCAACCTCCATAAGGTTAGCAAAGTATTCATCATTGGCTAATAAAGACTTGTAGTTATCTAATGCTTCTTTTGTTACAGAAGGATTGTCATTTAAAAATGGAAGCATACCCATCTCATCAGGGGCTGCAAATAATTTAAATTCATCAACTGCTGATAATTTACCACTAGCTGTATCTAGAGCATCGGAAATATATTCTCTTCCCATACGTAATTCATCTAGTGCCTTTGGGTCACCTAATGCAGAGCGAAGGATAAGAGCGGTTTCATCTAGATCTACTGAATCACCTAATAGGTGTGCTAGTAGTCCAGGGTTAGATGAGGATTTAACCATAGGATGAGATATTGCGTATGTAGAATTGTTATTAGTAAAATCATCTAAAACTTTAGTAAAACGATTATCAACACCATATTGGGCTTTAGTGATATCTTCTGCTGCTTTAGCAACCGCATTAGCATTAGTTAATTTACCAACACCTAATTCGCTTGCTTTAAGAACTTTGGCTGCTTTCCCGCCAACAACGCTTACATCACCAAAAAATTGCGCTACAAGATCTATACTACCTGAAGTATATTTACCCCAAGCACTTTTCTTAAATGCCGCTTCACGCTCTCTTGGATCGTATATATTAAATTTAGGATCATAAGCAGAACGAAATTGGTTCACATATGCTTGACCAAGTGAAATTTCTTGAGCGCCTTTGTAGGCCTTTTTCCAAGTATCAGGATCAAAGAAGCCTAATACATTTCCACCCGCCACTTCACCTGTCATTAGGTAGTAAGTAGTTAGTGGTTCTCTAATTATTTCTTGATTTACTTTGTATAGAGCTTCAAGTGCTGGCGCTAAGCCAGGAACTTTCATAATTGCACCACCAGCAGAGGCAAGTGGTTTTACTATATCTCCACCTTGTTTTGCTGCAGCAGTTTTAAATGGTTGGACAAATCCATTGTATTCTTCAGCATCATTCCAAGGGGCGGTTCCAACATCCCAAGCAAATTTAGCTATACCACCAGCAGATCCTGCTAAATCTTTTGTGAAACTAACTCCACGCTCTGCAACTTCTCCTGGAAGATTAAATACACCTTTAGCGGTATTAGAAGCTATATCACCAATTCTGTTCCATACACTCACAACTGATCCCTTAATTGTCTAATCGCTTGACGAGTTTCTGGTGATGTGTTTGGTAAGTCTGATATGTACGCAAGTACTGGCATATAAGCAGATATTGATGCTCTAAAATTAGCATCATCAGGTTGGCGCATATTAAGAACTTCTGACCCTAATCCCGGTCCAAGATCAATTCCAGTTGTTACTGGCTCTTCGGGTCTTTGTGTAGGGGCAAATAATGGTGTTACCTGAGTAACTGGGTTTGCTGGTCTACCGCCAACGTTATCTGCAGCACCACGAGTTTTTGATAATGGTTCTTGAGATTGAATGGCTTTTGTTTCTACACCTTCTCCATAATAGGATGAAGGTAAATCTGTACGACTGGAGAACTTTCCTGGACCAGATGCTCCAGCTAATGGACCTCTTGCCATTATTCCTCCTTTAAAGTTTCTAAATCTTGTGCGAACTCTTGCCACACTTTAGCCTCTTGGCTTTTTTGCGTTGAATGATAAATTGATAATTGATGCAGATCTTCTGCGAGTGTTTCTAATGTTGCTATTAAATTTAAAAAGAATCCTGAAATGATTACAAAGAAATCTGAGGAACGCACTGGGCGATGAAGATTGTTATCTTGTTCCACCCAGTGCTCCTGTCGTTAATATGATTAGCCCTTTTTTACTGATGTACCTTTACGGCCTTTTGGAGTGTATCCGAAGAATGTCTTTCCTCCGTTATTACCCTTAGCTTTGTTCTTTCCTTCAACAGGCTTTAACTCAGTAGCCTTAGCTCTTGATCCTTTATTCATATGTTCACCTCCCTGTTATGCTGCTCCGCCGATAGAGGCGAGTAGTTGTGCGATGTCCGGTCTAGGTTGACCAGCAGCAGGGGCCGCTCCGCTTTGTTCTTCTGGAGTTGGCTGCGAGGCAGGGGCGGGGGCCGCACCTGCTACTGGAACTTGTTGATTTGGCATACCAGGGATTGATGGTTGCATCATTTCTGGTGCTGGCTGTGGAGCCGGAGCAAACGCCTTCTCAATAATAGTTTCTAGTTGTAATCCTTTTTGTCTGCCAGCGATGACTTCAGCGATGCGAGTGATAACTTGAGTTGGGTCTTGACCTTGCGAGGCAAGTGCTGGTATAGCTTGAGCATACTGAGCGACAGCAACACGAAGAGAATCACGCATTTCTTCAATGTCCACTCTTTGTTCTTCTTGTGTAACATTTAACTCCATTGGTATTTCTCGGCGGACATAATCACGGGACACTAACTTATCGCTACGCATTTGTAGCAGTGCAATGATTGCACGGTTAGGATCCATACCTGACATAATTCCGTAACGTACATCTACAGCGTACTCGCCTTTGATATCACGAGATGGAACATATTTCATTGTATAAGGTGTACCGTCATCGGTTCCCTTAATTTGCTTGGTCATAGAACCAAAGATCTTCTCATCTACTTCAAAACATAGTGAGGCTAGATCAGTAAACAGACGAGCGAACTGTGCTTGTGCTGCTTTGATTTGTGTATCAAATCCTGCTTGTAGTGCTTGTACACCACGACCAGTAACGATAGAGGCATCAATATTACCTGAACGAGTTTCAGGATAACGAGCACCTGTGCGTAGTTCACGCTCTAGTACACCTGACTCTTGGAATACTCCTGCTGGTAGTTCTAGTGGAACTCTGCGGATACCTTGTGGATTAGCAGAACGCATAATCGCATCAGGTCCTAGAGCAAGTTCTTGTACATCTTGTGGAATAGCAATAGGTGCTTGAATAGATTTCTCAGCAGCCTGAATCTGTAATACTGCAAAACGAGCACGGGCTAATTGAACTGACAAGATATCATCAAACTGACCACGAGCTTCCCCATCTAGGGATGAGCGCATAGCTACATTGGCCAAACACTTACCTACTGGATTAGGAAGATTAGCAAGGATTAAGTTCTTACGTTCTGGTAGGAATATTAGATCCTGATCTTTGTCGTGGTAGCGAACTAATGAAAGTGAAGGTGAACCTTGTTGCCAACTGTTTTGTGGCAAGATCTGATCTGCATACTCTGGGTACTGCGCTGCTAAAGATTCAGCATCTGTTGATACAACCTGAGTCAAAGAAATGGTACGACCAAAGCGGTCCATCTCTGGGTATACACCCCAAGGATTTAACAAACGAATACGAGGATTGTTTGTTTCGTAATCCATTTCAATAATTGCTGGCAACATACCGTAGGTATTAAACCAGTCAGCACCTTGATACATCTGGATCTGTAGATCAGAAGATGTTACATAGTAGTTAGCAATACGAGTTCTAGTGTCAGCAGCACGGCGCTGTGTATCAGATACCATATTGGTAGCGGAACAATTAAATGATGGAAGGGGAGCCATCACCTCAGCTAAGTCACGGGCTGCTACATCTACAAAGTTAGCGACTAGAGGCTTTGGATAATCCTCTGAGAACATAGATGGATATACCTTTGATATATCACCTTGGCGGACCGATAGGACATCACGCATACGCTGATCACGAGCGGCATAGCGTGTTTGTATCCTAGCGGTCTTCGCTACAACTTCTTTAGGAGTTAACAACTTGTGTCCTTACTAGAATTAATTATTTACGTTTCTTAGCAGCCTTGTACATACCGCCACGTGGATTTCCAAATTGATCACGGAAATCTGTTTCAACACTAGCAGAGGTTGATCCCTTTTTTCCTTTAAGAGCAGAACCTGCAGTTTCTCTTACTTGCTTTACAAGATTTCTTCCTGCTGCTTCTGTTATAGCTCTACGAGAAGATTTACCGGTATTAGTGCTTGATCCAGATAATCCCGTTTTTGATTTGTAGTCTGGCGCTATATTGCTATCAACTACAGTACGGCCAAGTGTTCCAACTGCTGTAACAATATCACGAGCTTCACGAGCAGTTACTCGGTAGCGATTTGTGATATCTTGAACAAGTGATTGCTTCTTTGAAGATGAAGAGCTTGAAGCCATATTCTTTTTTACGGTTGGATTAGATTTTGGTAACTTTCGCATTTTTTCATTTCTTTTGCTTATATCTTTCTTACTTGCCATTTGTTTCTCTCCTTAGTTAGATTTATTATTAACGTTGTGGGCCTACACGGTAATACTTGTCTTTATCTTTTTGTCTAACGTTAGCAATTACGCCAGAACTTGTACCTTTTTTTCCAGACTTTAAAGCAGATCCAGCTTCTTTTACTTGCTTTGCAAGATTTTTTTCAGCACTTTTGGCACTTTTTATATTTGGCGCATCTAAATAAGTTCCTACTGCTGTAACAATATCACGAGCTTCACGAGCAGTTACTCTATAACGATTTGTAATATTTTGAATTATTGATTTTTTATCTTTTGCCATTTTTTCTCCTTAGATAAATGTTTTATCTTTTTGTAGTAGCATTTCATCTATATTAATAACTATCCGTTTAGCCTTTTCCCTATTGGATAGGAACGGATTTTTCAAATGATGGGTTTGATATTGTCCGTAATTGATCATCTCTCTAGCCCTGATCTCGCAGAACCACAAGGCCATTACCATATCGGTTTTGCCCTTAGTGGTAGGTGACCAAGTTATTAACTGCTCTATTAGAGCCTTAACATTCTCAGTCTGATCACTAGGTAGATGGATCAAATTATCTCTATGGTGCTTGCCATCGTGCTGCTTAGTACCGAACAAGGTAGACATAGAAGCCACACCGAAGCCAGAATCCCACTTATTATTACCAGTATGATGCTCACGGAGTATAACTCCACGAGTAGCTAAGTGCTGACGTATACCTTCATCCTGTGTAAGGAATGATTGAAAAGCGTTACGCTCTACGATCCATTCACTAGGATGATATAACTCTGTCCAGTCAAATATTAATTGACGGATCTGCGCCGGAGTCGGCCTTGAAATCTTGATAGCATCAACAATGTAACGTTTATGGGTAGTACGATCAACAGCATAACAAATAGCAGCAGTGTCACCAACCATTGCAGGATCAAGACCACATATATAAGTAAAGCCTTGAGTATCTTTTGGATGACCTGGATAACCTGGATTGAGTCCACCGCTCTTTCGCATACCATCAATAGAACCACGAACACACACAGGATCAAAAACAGCATCATCTGAAACATCTTGCTGCTGATAGACCAAGGCCCAAGTTGAAACATCCATTGACTGTCGCTCGTTAAAGAGGTTGCGACCTGACCATCTTGGATAGAGGTCATCTTCATTCTTGTCAGCTTCATCCTGTCCATCAAATGGTTGATCTGATGCAGGCCAAAGGGTTTCCCACTTATCGGGATCTTCATCTGTAGTTAGAAGAGCTGGCATCGCAAGATAGGTCCAGGGTACTAGACCACCAGGATATCTATCGGGGTTGCGAAGTTCTCTATATAAATCTACTGAGGCTACACGGGTACCAATAATAATTAATTTGCCAGTAGGGTTAAG